TTTAATAAATTGATAGAAAACATATAATGTAGTTGAATAATGATTATGTTTATAACCTATTTCATCTATATTTTCTATAGTATGATCTTTAACTTCTCGCTTCATATTATTTATATTATTTATTTATTTATTTATAAACTGTGGATGATTTTCTATTATCCATGTTCCTACTTCATCATAATGATTATATTCAAATGGTAATATTATTTTATTATTTGTATAATTTTCAAAAGGTTTTACATAGTCTATTATAATATTTCTATTTGTAAATTCATTTAATATTTTATTTCTATATTCAGCACATTCATTAAATTCATCTGGATATTTATTTTTTATATGATTAAATGTGTTAAAATAAGAATTATACACAAATAATGTATTTTGATTCCAATTTTCATTTTTTAGATTTTCAATTAATCTCGGTAATCTATTAATCCAATTATTAGTCATTTTAAATACATCATAATGAGGAAAATATATTAAAATATCATAATCCAACAATCTAATAGAATTTATAGGATTTTTGATAAAAGATACAATATCATTTTCTTCTATATTAAAATTATAGAAATTTATATTATCAAAATATTTAATTAAATTGTAAAATGATTTTTCATGAATTCTACAACCGACAAAAGGATTATCATAAGGAATTGATTGTCCTTTATTTTGATATGCAAATGATCCTGCACACGAATTTGCTATTACCATATTATTTTTATTCAAATAAATTTAATTGTCTATCTCCTATATTTTGAGGTAATTCATCTTCTATTTCAGAGAATATATTATCTTTAAGAGAATTTGTATTTTCTTGTTTACGTAAGAATCTATCATTAGAACCATCAAGTTTAGAATACTCAAAATATCCAAATTGTTTATGAATAACATTAGGTAATTCGTTTTCAATATCTGATAACTTAAGTTTTTCTGTATGTGGTAGTTCAGGTAGTTCTTCATCTTCAACTTTATCAATATTTATGTTGTTAACTAGTTCTTCAAAGAATGTTTTTGTATTAGTATTACCATAAATATTTTTAAGATCTTCTTTAGACTCCCATAACAATTCAAAAGGTTTTATATTTATAACTCCATTTTTTGGTCTTGAATGAATAACTATAATATCAAATAAATCACTAACCAATTCAAATATATGTTCTAAAAAGTCAATATCTTCTACTACAATATCTTTAATACTGTTTGCATATTTTGCTGCATAATTGGCCAACCATTCAGTAATTGTTTCTTTAGTTACTGATGGGTTTTCTGTTGCAAATTTTTGGGCATCTTTAATAAATTTGTGTACTGGAAAATCAATACGTTGTTTTCTTCTCATTGATTCTATTAACACAAATCTACGTATTCTATTAAGTTTAGTATAATTAATTTTGTTTTGTTTTTTATCTACACAATAATCAAAAATATCTCTAATTGTTTGACAATCATAAAAACGATATAATCCTAAAACTATTGGAATATTTTTCTCTAATATTTCAATATTTTCTGCATAAAGATTATTTTCTTTACGTTCCTCTTTATATTCGTCATCTTTAAATATTGCATAGTCACCTTTTATTAATTCTTTATAAATATCAATATTACCATCATCTAAATGATTAAGAAAGTTAAATGTTTGTTTAGTCCACCAATCAAATCTAATATGACGACATGCTTTAAGATAATCTTCTAACCATATAAGTTTTTCTTCTGGAATTTTATCATTAGAATCAACTTTTGATGTTACATATCCATAATATTTCATTCCGTTTATCATTATATCTAATTGCTTAGCATATTCTGAATAACGTTCTTCAAATACTCTTAATTTATATGTTGTTTCATCTATATAATATTTACAATCATTTTCATCATATTTAAGATACTTATTAGCCGCTAATAATGATTGAATAAGTGGATTATATTTTGATTCCTCTTGATTACGATCCAACATATCATTACAAGTTCTTATTAAATCTCTTGCTATTAATAAATCCTTTTGTGATATTGATAAATCCAATGGCTGTGGATGATACCAATCTATTGGGAATCCTGTTACATCTTCCTTTTCTAAAAATAATTTTACGAATAAATCATTATTACGAAGTCTATTTGCAAATTGTTCTATATCTTGTGCTATCCATGGTTCATTAAAATATACGCTAAATGTATTTCTATCACATATATCAACACCTACTGATAAATATGTTGTACAAAATATTATGTCATTATTTCCTATGGTTTTCTCAATATTAATATTTTCCATAGTATCTTCTCCATAATTAGATTTTTTATAATAAAATGCTTTTACTTTTCCAGGATATTTTCCAAGATCCAAATATTCCTGAATAAGTCCTGTCATTTGTTCATAAAATAGATTTCCTTTATTTGTAGGATATAATATTTTCTTACCAGCAATAATGTCATTCGCCATAGATTTTGCCATTTCTATCAGTTTTTCATTTTTTGTTGGCACCATATGAATTTCAAACTCCTTCTTTCTGAAATCTTCTTTTATAACTTTAATATGTTTAATACCTGGAAAAAACAATAACTCTCCAGTAGGTGTTCCTGTCATCATTATAATTTTAGCTTTACAATTAGCTAACCTATGTATAGTTGGTGACATAACATCTCTATATGAACTTGTAAATAACAAATGTGATTCATCAATAACTATATATTCAAAATTTGCTTGGTCCAACTCCATTACATTTAATTTTGAAAATTTATCTATTGTCATTGACATACTTTTATTTCCAAGAATATCATCTAATGTTGGTTTTTTATTACCGTAATAATATAACCAATCAGATGTTTTTTCATCTGCTTCAACTTTAGCCTTAATTGTTGATGTAAATGGTAAAATCAAAATTGTTTTAGATTTTAACGCTTTTACCATTTCTGTCTTACCATATCCTGCACCAGCTTCTAATAAAGTTATTTGAGAAAGATTACTAATAATTTGATCTTGAATATCTGATAAATATTGATTTGCTTTTAAATGTAATTCAATATGATCAGTATTATCATTTAAAATTTTCATTGGATCATTTAAACCTGATGTTGATTCTTTATGTAATGTTTCTTCAAGTTTATTAATTTCTTTTTTATAAAGATCATCAGATTTAATCTTCAAATTAAATCCATGATGTTTATTTAATTCTTTTATAGCCCATTCAGATATTGGTTTATTATGTATAGATGCAGTTTTAACGTCACCTGCTAACTCACGTCTTGATGTACCTTTACATATTTCTATCATAAGACTTAATGCCTTATCATATCCATATATAGAAGTTAATGTATTTGCCAACTGCCAACGTTGAGCATGCTTATAGTGTTGTTTACCTAATGATTTTGTTTTATCTCTATCATTAATACCTGAAATTGTTGAAATATCTATGTCATCAGTTTCTTTATCTGTATTAAACCATTCTAATTTATGAAATATATCTTTAAGGTCAGGATGAGATATCCAATTTATTGACTCAACACCATTAATGAATGCTGATTCAAAATTTACATCTAAACGTAAATCTCTAAAGTTAGTATTTAATAACGCTTTACTATCTGATGATATGAATATACCCTGTTGTGGTTTAGCCATAGCCATATCCATAAAATCAAATATATTTTCTTTAGTATATCCTAATTTAGCTGCATATTTATTTAATACAATATAAACATATGAATACTTATGTCTAAAATTACACAAATATTCTGTTTTTCTATTTGCTGATTCATATGATAAAGGTGTTATTTTAGTCCAAATGTGCAAACCTTTACCTGATGCCGATTTACATACACCCAAAAACCAATTATATTTTTTAAGTTCATCAAATATTAAAGGCTTTAGTTTTTTGGTTTTTTCTTCATCTTTAATATCAAGGTCAATAATTTGTAAACCATTCCAAATATTAAATGATGCATTACCTATAGGACGCTGATTTGATGATGTAGAATATACAACTTTACGATTTATTTTGTCAGTTTTTGCATATGTCTTATCTAACAATAATTTATAAATATCTCCCCAGTTCCAAACTATACCTGTTTTTTCATAAATATTAATAGTAACCAAACATTCAATCATTTGTAATTGATCATTATAAAAATTTAATTGTTCCTCCTTTGTACATTCTAATAAATTATAAGATGAATATTTAAATTCAACTTTATCCTCGTTAAAATTTTTATATGATTCTGAAATTTGTCTAAAATTATCTAATGTTTCAGTTAATGTTTGCTTATCTTTTTTAGCATATATTTTGTTTAATTCACTTAAATATTGTCCTAAATTTAATTTTGTATTATCTTGCATTAGTTAATACTTGTTAATTTTGTATTAAAATAGATAAATTAACGTTAAAATTTTTTAATAATAAATAGAGTTTCACTAATTATATATCATAAATTAGTAAAAAAATTTTTTGTTTATTTTTATTAAATTAAATATTTTATTTATGAACTGTGTAAATCAAAATACTAATCAAAATACGGTTAAAACTATTTCCGCCGAAGAAGCATTAAAGTTAAAGGCACAATGGGAAGATCAATTAGATTATCAATTTATGCAAAGAATTATACAAGAATTGACACAATCTTGTGCATTACCATTACCTGTTCCTGCAGCTGCTATACCACCACTTATTTGGCAAGC